AATACCCGTAAAAAAGGTTGGTCAGGGAATGGCTACGTTAAGCAATCCGTCAAAATATGTAGAAAAACTGATTATGAATTATCAAATTAAGCACGATGGCAACCCGTTTGTAGGTTGGCAGCTAGGTAATTGCGAGGTTTACGAGGATGTAAACGGAAATATTAAAGTGCGTAAAAACGAAGCTGACAAATCCGCCAAAGTTGATGGTATTATTGCACTAATAATTGCGTCACATTGCAGCTTGGATAACCCTTACGTCTCTAATTCGTTTGGTTTTCGTAGCTTTTAATTAAATAATCGGAGTAAAAAATGGGTATTTTGGATAGATTTAAGAGCAAAAAAACGGCTCAAAATGAAGCCAATACCCTGTTTGGACAGACGCAACTTGGTAACAACGTCATATATCAGGGACAAGGCGGGCGGCAAACCGTAAGCCAACAACTGTTGTATGTGACCACTAGCAGCACAAGCGCAGCGGGTCGCGCAGTAGATATGTCTACACTTACGCGCAACAGCACCGTAATGGCGGCTGTGGGCGTAAAAGCTAGGGCATTAGCTCAGTTACCGCTTTGTATTATGACCAAGACCGATGATGGCACGTTTGTAGACGCATTAGCTAGTGACAAGGTTGGCGCACGGGATAAAGCAAAAGCCAAACAAGTATTAAACTTGTTACGCAATCCTAATCACTTTGAAAGCCAATATGAATTTTGGTATCAATGGTGTATGTGGCAAGACCTCGCGGGCGAAACCTTCACCTTATGGTGGAGAGCCAAGCAAGATGACCCTATGTCCACGCCAATCGAAATGTACAACCTCGATGCGACACTAATTACAGTACGTCTCACGGAAACCCGTTATCCGGCATACACGCTTTCAACGCCTAGCTACGGCTTCAACAAAGATGAGCCTTTATCCGCTCATCAGGTTATGCACATTAAAGAGGCGGCATGGCAAGGTAGTGCAGGCTTTAATAAAGGCATTTTGGCGGCAGAATTGGTCGCATTAGATCAAGACATTGACCTGTACGCCAACTTTATTATGCAAAACGGCGCGAAGCCAAGCGGAATGTTCGTAACTGAACAAGTTATTCCAGACGCAAAGTACAAAGAAATTGCAGCCAGATTAAAGGAAGCATGGTCATCAATGACTGGTAGTCGCGCTACAGACCAAAGTAAGCCCGGTCAAGGAATGCTGTTAGACCAAGGCATGAAGTATCAACCGCTAGATATGCTGACCTTGCAAGACACACAAACGCAGGAATTAAAAAACCAAACAATGAAACGCTTGTGCGGCTTGTTTGGCGTTCCTCCCGCGATGATTGGCATTGCCGATCAAAAGTACAATAACACTCAGACGATGATGGATGAGTTTTACAAAGCCACCATGTATCCGATGATTATTAACATCGAACAGAAATTAAACTATCATTTGTTTAAAGGCTACCCAAACCTTTGCGTTCGCTTTGACACTAAAGACTTCCTCAAAGGCGCGGCACTAGATCAAATGAATTTTGCCGTTCAGGGCGTGAATGCCGGAATACTCACGCAAAACGAAGCCCGCGAATATTTAAATATGGCAAAAATTGACGGGCATGACGAATTACAGCAAGGAAAACAACAAGATTTAATAGCCGGATCATCACCGCAAGATACTGGTGGCGGTGGCGGCAACCAAAGGCGCAGAGCCGCTATAGGTAAAACATAATGGCTAAACTAGAAAAAATTTGTGTGTTACTTACTTCACAAATTAAACAACCTAGTGCTAAACTACCCAAAAAAGTAGTTACAATGCCCAGAATACAAGATAATGACCAATCCATTAAACTTGGGGCAATAAATGAAAAACATTACCTTAGTCTGCGAAGCCAAACTGGATTTGGGAAAAGCGGCAGACGAAGCAGCTAACCCAACAGGCAAACTTGAAGCCCGTGTAACAACATGGGGTGCTAGGGAAGGCGCAGACGGGCGTAAATTTAACTATCAACCGGAAGGTTTTGCACAATGGGCTGATGAGTTCGCTCAGTCCGGCAAGCCAATGCCAATGTTCTTAAACCATAATGACATGGGTATGCCAATTGGCGAATGGAACGAAGTGATGTTTGACGATGAAGGAATGTCGGCAAAAGGTCGCTTGTATCTAAATACTATGGCGGGCGCAGACGCTTATTCAATACTTAAAGAATCGCCCAATATGTTTGGTGGCGTTTCTGTTGGTGCTTACGCTGATGAAGCCTGCATGGTTGATGCAGAGGGCAATGCAATTATGTCCGGCGATGATGACAGCGAAGCCTATTTCCAAATCACGAAAGGCGGTCTGCGCGAGATTAGCGTGGTTATGTACCCAAACAATCCTGAAGCAAATATTCAACAGCTTGAATACTTTGATGAGTCAGGGAAGTTTCAAATCAGAGCATTCGAAAAAGCCCTGCGGGATGCGGGTTTCGTTCGGAAAGATACGGCCACCGTATCTAGTATTCTCAAGAAAGCACTTGAACAGCGGGATGCTGTAAAGGCACTTGAGGTTGCCCCAATTCAGCGGGATGCTGAAACGGTGGTCAATGAAGCCGACATTCTCAAAGCCCTTGAGGAAAGAGAATTCTTAAAGGCACTTTCAAAACGTCTATAAAGGAAATACCATGTTGGAAAAAATCACCGAAAAGCTTGACGCTATCGAAGCCGCAAACACAGCCAAGATTGCCGAAGCACAAGCCGCAGCCGTTGCAGCCGTTGAAGAAGCTAAAGCATCGTTTGAGGAAAAAGTAGCAGCATTAGAGGCGAAAGTTTCTTCAGTTTCGTCCGTGCCTGTTATTAAAACTTACAAAACTGTTGCTCAAGAAATTAACCGTTCTGTTAAAGAACAAATCCGTGACTTTTACAAGTCCGGCGCAAAGGTTGAAAAAGAGCTAACAATGTTTGCCGATGAATCACAATACGCTGCATACATGAAAGAAGCTTCAGCCCTTACAGGCGGCGGCGCAGGCATTGGTGGTCGCACAGCTTATGACCCCGTGTTCGTGCCTTTGCGTCTTGCTAACCCGATGCGCGGCGTTGCACGTTCTGTTGCTACAGACGGTGCTACATATCAATTTCGCGCAAAAGTAGGCAACGCAGGAAGTGCATGGGGATATGCGATTCAAAACAACGGATCAGCAACAACTGAAAATACGAACATCTGGCAACTTACTTTGCAAGATTTGAACGTACAGTTTCCTATTCGCACAGCCGCACTTGATGACATCGATGGTCTGGAAGCAAACGTAGTATCAGACATGATGGCAGAATTTTCGCAGAGCGAAGCCCTCTCAATGATCCAGAACAATGACCAAGGCGCTACATCGTTGCCTTACGGCGGCTCAAACGGTTTGCGCGGTTTGGATCAATATGCAGGTGCTAACAGCACATACGCAGGCGGCACAATCTCCACGGCGGCATTCGGAACAAGCGGCACGGGTTCAACCTCCGGTCTACATAGCATCGCTACATATGACCAGTTGACCACAAACGCAAACACCGTTGGCGCAAACAACATCAGCTACAAAGACGTTGTTAACTTCATCTACAGTTTGCCACAGCAGTACTGGACTGAAACGGCTTGTTTTGTTATCAATCCAATTTTGCTTCAAGCCATTCGCGGCTTGACCGACACACAGGGACGTCCAATCTACGTTGATGGACTTGCCCGTGCTGACGGAATCGTTGGTCAGTTGCTTGGCTTTGATGTTGTAGTTAACAAGTACTGTGATGCTCCCGCACAGGCAGCAACAGGAACAGCGGGGACAACTAGCTTGTACCCAATGTTCTTTGGTGACTTCCAAAAAGGCTTCACTATTGTTGATCGTTTGAATATGATTTTGCGTAGATATGATCAGACATTGCCCGGTTTCATAACTTTTTTCGGCGAAAAAAGACTTGCCACCTCAGTTGTTGATCCGTTCTCAATTATTCGATACCGCTCAACAGGTACTGCAGCCTAAGTAGAAACGGGGGGAGTGTAAAAGCTCTCCCCGAATGCTAATAATTATTTGGAAATAAACATGAGCCTAATTCTTGAATCCGTAAAAAAAGCCCTGCTTGAAGGCAGCGCAACCGTTAATTTAAAAGAAGCATCTGCGCTAACTGGATCGGGTTCAGATGTTGGTGGTCGTGTAATTTATGACGATGCTTTTGCATCATTGCGGCAACAAAACCCATTGCGTGATGGTTCGCGCATTATTGAAACAATCGGTTCAGACCAAGCGTTCGTTGTGAAAACTGGTAACGCAACCTTGATCGAAAATAGTACAAACAACCCTTGGGGATACCCTATTAACAACAATACGGGTTCACCAAACATCGCTACATCGTTTTGGCAACTTCCCGTGCGCTCACTTAACGCAGGCGTACCAATTCGAACAGCAGTAATGTCCGATATTGATATGCTTGAAGAAGCTATTGTTGATGATTTAAATTTAGAATTTGCGCAGCAAGAAGCGTTGTCTATGATGCTTAACAACGATCAAAGCGGTAGCACTACAGTAAATTACGGTGCAACTAGCGGTTTGCGTGGGCTTAACAGCTACGCAGGAAGCACAAGCGCAGCAGCATTTGGCACCAACGGTTCGGCAATCACTAACGGGTTGCACACAATCCTAGAGGTTGCACAGGCATCAGCCGCAGCCGTTAGCTACGATGACTTGGCAAACCTGCAAGCAGCGTTGCCATCGCAGTACCTTTACAAAGAAACTACCGCATGGATGATGCACCCAACTACTATCGGCGCATTGCGTAAACTGAAAGCATCAGGCAGCAGCAATAACTTTTTAGAAGTAGGCGATGATGATGGCGGCGCAGTCCTGTATATCTTTGGACATCGTGTTATTCCTAACCCGTACATGGACATCAGCGGCGTTGGCAAATATCCTGTTTATCTTGCTGAATGGAGTCGTTTCTTTACGATTGCTGACAACGAGATGATGAGCATTAAACGCTTTGACCAGACGCAACCGGGCTTTATTTACTTGTTTGCTGAAAAGCGCGTTTGCTCAACAGTCCGTGATGTATTCGCAGGCGTTCGTTTGGTTGGCGTTTAAGGATAGAAAATGGCTGATACGCTAGCAGGAAATCCGTATCTAGGCACTTCCCGCAATCCGTTTAATTATGAAAAAATTGAACAGGTTAGTCGCGACATTGTGACGGAGTGGCTGACGCTTGAAGAAATTACGCAACAACTTAATTTGTTTCAAGACGAAAGCCAAGACAGTTATTTGAGCGGCATCGAATTAGCAACCCGCATGGCAATTGAGGACTATTTAGGGATGAGTATTTTCCCTGTGACCTACAAATGCTATTACGGCACGTTTAACGGCATGGGCGGCACGCAAGTAAGCCTAGACCTACCCGAAGTATCACAGCCATTTCAAGGGCAGTCAGGCGTTGTTATAAACGCAGTTCAATACTACAACGGCGATACGCCACCAGTATTAGTGACGATGACCGCATCAGATTATTACTACGATCCAACCGGAAATAAGGTTGTTGTAAGCGGCTTTCCTAATACTGTCGCAACACAGGTAAGCAATCCAATTGTAGTTACCTACACTTGTAACGCTAACCCTGTCGCACAGTACCCGGTAATTAAGCAGGCGGGGCTGCTGTTGTTGACGCACATTTACAATAATCGTAGCAACACAACGGAAAGCAAGTTGAATGAAATACCGTTTGGCGTAGCGCAATTACTTAGACCTTACAAACCGTTGGTGATGTAATGGGTATCGCCCGCTATGAAA